ATATCTACCTCTACAACGATTACTCAACCACCGTTTTCGTGGTGCAGTCTGGTCAAATGTAATATACTCAAGTGCTTCTTGTCCTTGAAGAAGCAAAGATGACTTTACATCATCATCGTGAATGCTACCAAACTTGAGAGCACCATCTTTGGTTTGTATCGTCTTTGCTTCGTAGTTTTTTGATGCCATTATACTTTACCTACACAATCGATAACTTGGATAACTGTTGCTGTCTCTGGAATTTGTTCAATTTCTTCTGGGTCAACAGGTCTAAAGACAGGTACTAACTCTGCATTATATCCTGTATCAGACACAACCTCAATGACAGGGAAGTCATTAAATCCAATTCCTGGTTTGATAACCTTTACTTTAGAAACCTTATCTCCTTCAAAGACTGGTTCCAGAATAGCACCGTTATCAGGAGTAACACGAATAGTATCACCAGGTTCATAACCAAAACCAGGATCTAATATTTCAATGTCATCAATTTCAAGTATGACAGAATATTCTGGTAGTGGAGGAGGAGTTGGAAGAACATCTGCTTCTGGTACAACGAAGTAGTTGCCGTCATCATCAACGATGAAACCTTCATCTGGTTCTTTCCAAGTTACTCCATTACCACCTGTACTACCATCTGGTCCTGCGATATAACCAGTTCCAGGCGATGTTACTACAATATTACGAATAGTTCCATCACTATTTACATTTGCTCTTGCAGAAGCACCTCTTCCTCTTCCACATCCATCAGTAATACTTACATATGGTGGGTTGAAGTAGTTTGCTCCAGGGTTCTTAATATCAAAGCCAAGAAGAGCATTTGAGTTTGGACTGATGATAGCATTTGCAATAGCACCAAAACCACTCTGACCAAAAATCTGCACTTCTGGTGGACCACAAAGTTGTGGATTGGTGGGACAAGGTGGTCCTGGTGTATCTGAAAGTGGTGGTTCTCCAAGTGTAAGTTTAGGAAGACCAAGTTGTAAACCATCTCCAGGAGTTGCTTCTCCTGCTTGGTTTATTTGATCATAACCTGGACAGTCTTGTTTCTCATCACATTGGAAGAACTTAGCAATACCAGATATAATCTCCAATAAGTTAAAAGCACTACCTAAGAAGTTAAGTCCCTTACCAGTAGCACCTTTAATAAATGCTATAACAGGTTCTAGTGCTTCAGTAATTCCAGAAACAATTTGGTCTAAAACTCCGTTGATTAATTTGGTAACAATATCCTCTGCAGCACACATTGGAATATTGATAAACTTATTCGTAATATCATTCAATAATCCTTGGAATGTTTGCTGTAACCCATTAATAATTTTAGCAAATGCACAGGACAAACTACCAAGAGATTTTCTAAGTTTATTTTCTAACTCAGATATTTCTGTTGGGAAAAGGAATGGTGCAACTTCATTTATCTTTTTTCTAACTTCACGAAGAACCCATCCTCTAGCATTACCTATTAAAGTCTTTACATATTTTGATGCTTGGAATGCTGCATTATCAACATATGGAATAATAGTTCCAGCAAATGATTGAACATCACCAACAATTCCTTGTGCTTTTGAAATATCTTTTTTTATTCTCTCAATATCATTGACCATATTCTTCATGGTCAATTGAATGCCTTTCATTTCAGCATTACGATCCTCACATTTGCGAGTCGCATCTAAAGGAGTTTCAACTTCTTTATCTTTTTGTTGGTCTGTATCAGATTTGGTGCGAATATGAGTTGTATCATTTCTATTATTAACCGTACTACCACCTTCAATACGAGAGTGGTCTCCAACTTTTGCACCAGGACCATAAGTATCATTAAACTGGTCATACCCAAAACGTTGAAGTTTAGGAACATCATTAAATGAGTTTCCTAAAATACCATCAATATATGGTTCTTGACCACCTGAACCATCAAGAAAGAAACCAGTTACTATACTGCCTGCTGCTAAAGCAGGCGTTTCTGAGTATCCACCGTGACCAGATCCTGCAGTGATAGGATAGATAACATTAGCAATAGTTAGTTCTTGATCTGGAACTACTTCTTTCTCCCCAGTATGCCAAGCAAAAATTCTAACTTTATAGCGATATCCCCATCCTTTAATCTCACTTTCGTTGTCAAAATTCTCAGGAATAATATTGTCCTGCCAACTTTCACTAGAAACTATCCTTCCAACCCATCTTATGGGAATGGAAATAAAATCAGGATCAAATGCAGTGGACGTAGCTTCAGGCATTATCAGTCCTCATAGATTCTGCACTCATCTGCTTCAGGGTTCTCATCACAATACATCTCAAATGCTGTTGGGTCATGGTCTTCATCAGGATGTGCTGCCTGATACTTTTCAAGATGGTCCAGTTCGTCTGCTATATGACGACGCATTTGCGGAGATAGAGTTCCGTTCTCCAGCATATCTTTATCGTCGTTGATGTGTTGTTGGATTGATTTTTCTGACATAGTTCGTTATGCGTTGGACTTTCTACCATACGAATCTCGGATGAGATTCAATGATGTAAGAGTGTCGGTTGGTGTAATACGATGACAGACATCTGCTATCATATATATGCCGCTCATTTTCTTACTTGATTGTTGATTTGGTTTAGTTGAGAGTTCTGGGAAGTCACAATGTATCAAATCACCTGCTCGAAGTGAGAAGTCACCCACAAGCATTACATGAACTTGAATAGTTCCAAGTTGATTATAACGCATGTTTGCTTGATTAGTAATACTTTGACGCTCTAAGTTTATTTTCTTTGAGTGTTCTAGTTGTTTTTCAAGATTTGTTCCAGGAGGGAGACCACCGACATCAGAAGCATTATAGGTGATTCTAGATGGTTTGTCTGTAAATTGTTTATTTACAAACTCAAACTCATTACCTGCAGGTCTAATACCTTTTTCTTGTTCTAGATAATCAAATGGTTTCAGTTCATACTTACTCCTATAGAAATCAATCTGTTTGTGTTCAGTATTATAAGTGCCCATCATTAACTTGGGCTGCAGATGGATATTTGTACTAAACACTGGTGGATTCAGTATTTTGCCATCATATCCTACTGGAAGATCTGATTTATTATTGTAAATATACTTTCCTTTACTATTCTGAGAAAATAAACCATCAATTGATTTAAAGTTGAAACCATCATATGTTTCATAGAAAAGATATCCAGCAGACTTTCCTTGATTATTTGCAACAGACTTTTTTGCTAACCAAGTAATAGTCCAGAATGGTTTCTTAGTTACTCCAAGAAAGTTATATTTGTTTATAGTATCTTCAACATCTACAGTCTTTGGAGTTTCTATAACATCAGTCATTATTTTTTTGACCGACTCTGATATTCTTCCGTTATATCTTCTTACAACACGGGTCAGTTCATTATCAAAAAACTCTTTTGACGAAGCATCAATAGTAAATATTTTACCCTTAGAATAGTCTTCAATTGTATTGCGAAGTTGATTTAAGTATAAAGCATTATCATCAGCAAACTTTAACTTAGTTCCGAAGTTATCTTCAATAGAAAGATTTATCTTTTCACCACCACCAACTTTAAGTCCATCAATAAACTCAACCAGTGCATTATCATCACCGACAATATCACTTCCCGTATCAACAATTTGTGCAGTTACTTTTACACTATGTTCAAATATACTTTCATAATATCTGAGTTCAACAGTACCACTCTTTACATCAATACTTTGAGTATTCTTGTTTGAAAAAACTTCAAATACATTAATTTTAGATGATTCAGATGCCTTTGTAATTGCCATTTTATTATCCTACTAACGATGAAGCAAATATACTTGAAGTGATACTACTATTTAAAGAACCTCCACCACCACCATTTGAAGCAACGATGGGGTCATTAACAACGGTTGTTGTAGGCACAATTATTACATTAGTCTGACCATCACCATAGTCTGGTGTAGTAGTAAGACTTGCAATATCACCACTTTTGTTTGGCTTAGAAATATTTGCTTGCTTTTTAGATTTAGATATTCTATTTAAGAAATCTATTGGGTTCACAGTTCCCTGGAAACCAAATGAACTGGTACTACCTTTTCTTATCTCATAATGGAAGACACCTGTTTGCGATGTTCCAGTTTGAATTGCATCTCCAGGTTGAACCATATCACCAAGTCTTACGTGGTTATAGTCACCCTCTGCAATTCTTTCAACTACATTAAGATCTTTGTTATAGATATCAACGTAATTACCATATCCACCTGGGTCAACGCCAATCTTAATAACCTTTCCTCCAATTCTTGAATAGAAAGTATCAGTTGGACCAGCATCAAAGTCAACACCAGCGTGCTTTCTTGTGCCCCCATCTCTAGGAGCACCGTAATTTTGCCCCGGTATTGTATTCGTAGGAGGAAGTGCAGGAAGTCCCGATTGATCTATTACAGTTGGTCCAGCTGGTTCCGCAAATGTATAAGGTTTTGGTTTTTCTTCTTCATCTGTACCGAAGATAGATTTCATAAACTTCTTTTGCTCTTCGGTAGCTTTCTTTTTGTTCATTATCTGAAGAACACTATCATAAAGAGACTTTCCTAAAATATCACCAAGAATACCACCTCCAATACCACCAAGTAAAGTACCTGCAAGTGGTATTACAGATCCAATAGCAGAACCTAAAGCAGCACCCGCAGCGGCACCAGCAGCACCAGCGGCAGCTCTAGTAGGAGAGTCCCCCGCAAGAACATTAAAAGCAAAATCAATAAGTGGACCTATAATAGGAACTTTACCAAGAAGTCTTGCAGTACCTTTACCACCTATTTTTATTGCAAGTCTTCTACCACTTCTACGAATACCTCTATCAAATATTCCTCCTGGTCTTGGCAATGCTGCAGGTTGTTCTAATACTTTAGGAGTAATACCTTCTCCTGGTCTTGGTATTGAAGGCGGTCTAAATGTTTGACTTTCTAATATTCTTCTCGTTGCTTCCCTTGGATTTTTAATGAAAGCTTCTTTTCTACCAGGAATACCTAAATCTGGAACATTTTGTACTTTATAAGCATAACCTCTTTTCACCAGCATCTCATATGCTGCCTTTCTTGCGATAGGATCATCTCCAAAGGACTCAGAGAATCCCTCTGCAACATTAACTAAGTCAGCAACTTTATAACCAAACTTCATAAAAACTTTTTTTTGTCTAGCAATTTCGCTGCTAACTGCACTACCCAACGATTGTGAGGAAGTTGGGCGTTTTACAAATTTCTTATATCTAGTTACTTGATCGAATTTAGGAAATCTTTTGGATTTCTCAACTTTATATGGTTCATTTGGACCAACAGTATTGCCAAATCCCATTAACCTCATCAAATTTTTCGCAGTATTTCGTTGAGGTGCATCATCTAATACACCAACACCTGCTCTTCTAAGAGCTTGAGTTGTTTCATCTGTAGCACCCTCAACAATACTATTAACAACTGCTTTATCTCTTGCTGAGGTATAACTTGCTTTCTGTGGAGTATATTGAAGAGCAAATGCTGGATTTTTTAGTGCTTCTCTAGTTGGCAAATCTTTTGCTCTTGGCATACCCAAGCTAGTCCTCAGCATCATATTTGATGCTCTTGCTCTAAAAGATGGGGCAGTATCTTTTACAGTCCTAAATGAATATCTACTGAAATATTTTTTACTACTCTCAATACCAGAAGCAAGACTACCACCACCACGAAGAGCTTCTTTTACAGCATTAGGAGTACCACCTTTAAGTCCAAGTATGGCACCCGCTACAAGTAAAGTGCCACTAATAACTTCAGTAAGGTTATCAGTAAAAGTATCAAATGTTTTTTGATACCCTTCTGGCAGTATATTATCAACTTTTTGTTTCAGAAAGTCAGCTGCTTTATATCCTCTATCAATAAATTCAGCAGTGTTTTTAACAATATTGCCAACAGTATTTGTAAAAAACTGCAATACTGGAGTAATTTTTTTAGCAAGACTAGTTAACTTCGGAATGATAGGTATAATTTTATCTACCGCAAGTCCAAGCACACTATACAGAACAAACCTTCTGATAGTGTCTAAGAATCCAGTTCTTGGCAGTCGAAGCGTTGGAAGTTTACCACCAAACTTAAAAGTTCTTGACTCTATCTCTTGTTCTTTTTTGCCTCTTCTTTCTCTTTCTTTTTCTATTCTTTGTCTTTGAGTTTTTCTTTTCTCAAGTTTTGTCTTTTCACCAAAGAGTTTTTCTGCCAGAATAAACTTATTCTTAAGTGAAGTAGTTTGTTCCTTAAGATCTTGTTGCTGTGGAGTTTTAATATCATCATCAACTTTTGCATATGTTTTAGTTGTGATGTTAGATGCAGGTACTAAGAAATTAGTAGCAATAAGAGAAGAACTTCCCTTTGATGGTCCTGAAGGTAATAGTCTTTTAGGATCTACTTTTTTCATATCAGCTCATCCCCTCTATTCCGTAAACAGCAAAGTTAACAATTCTGCTATCACTTGTTTGCGCTGCACTAAAGGACGGTGTAGTTGCTGTAGGTGCCATCTGTGGAACTCCTCCACTATTATTTGTAATTTCGGGTAAAGTAGTTACATTCACTTTTGACCGTGCTGCTGGCGGTTCAGGCGCAGTTTTTCTAATTTGACTTGGTGCCAACATACTATTACTGTATGTTACTTTTGGTGTTGATGAACTTACACTAGCACTTGCAAATGATCTTCCACCAGATGGTTTCATCATATGAGGATGATAAGTTCCTTTTGTCTTTGGAGCAACAGAAGCAACAGATCCACTCCTCGCAGGAGCAGACATAGACATTCTTGGTAGGGAAGGTGCTCTAAAAGCACTCATCATAATATCTGGCGGCATCATACCACCAACAACTCCTCCACCTTGAGCAAGTTGAACTCCATTTGAAAACTTAGGAATGTTTGTTCCGCCTGCAATTCTATTCAGATTCATAAAGAATTGAGGACCATAAGCATTTACTGCACGTTTAGATACAACAAATTCACCAGGCTGTGCTGCAATAAGTTGAGTATCAGGTCCTGCTCCAGTTATTTTGACACCACTGGTTTGCCTAATAGGTCCACCAGACTGGAATGTTATATCATTAAGATTAGTTGTACCTTCTGGAGTGATAACATTCTTTATGTTGATTGGATTATTATTGGTGATATTTTTTATGATATTTGTAACGCCATCAACAATACCACCACCAAAATATGATGGAGTAAATCCTAGATCAGTTGACTCAGGTTGTGTTGTTGGTTTCTGTTCAGGGAAGTTATAAGGTTTTGGTTCTGGTGGTTTTTCAGGTTCTGGTCTAAGATTAGCAGCTGCTGCACCCGCACCAATAAGACCAAGAGCACCTGCTATAATTTTATTTGCTCTAATAAGACCAAGCATTTTTGGTCCAAAGAATTTTATTACACTAAAAATACCACGAACAAATCCACCAAGAGGTGTAAAGAAGAATAATAATCCTCCAGTCAATAATGGCCAGAAGTCTTTTAAGAATCTAAAAATAGAGTCAACTCTTTGTTTGTTTTTAGGATCTGAGAACCACTTGAATAAAGACTGGAATCCAATACCTAAAAATGCATTCAGTAGGAAGTCAAATATTCTACTCAGCACTCCTCTAACTGGAGAGAATACTTTACTTACAACATTTGAAACTTTCTTCTGTTCTTTTTCAAGAAGTTTTTCTCTATCTGTTCTTCTCTTTCTTATAGTTTGTCTTCTTTCTAACTCTGCTTGTCTTTTTTCTTCTTTATTATCTGCTCGTATTTCTGCAAGTATCTTATCTAAAGACTCACTAATATCCTTAAGATCTTCACTTACTTTTTTGATACCTGGACTTTCTGGTATTACTGCATTACCAGTCAGGAAAAACTTATCTTTTGATACTTTTAATGGAGTCGTTCCAGTGACTGCACTAACAGATGCTTTCTTTTTGTTGAGTTTAAATCTTCCTACTTTACTCTTTATTCTTCTAAATTCATCCTGCAAGAGCATTTGCTCATCTCTTGCAAGCGAACCACCACCCATACTAACTTGTACGAGTTTCTCTTTCAGTAAAGTTTTATAAGTTGCATAGTCAATATCAAAGACTTGACCTATTGCTAATATTCTTAGAATTCTTTCATCTATATACTCATCAACTAAGTCAGTTCCCCTGGTCCCTTTATATAACGCTAGAGCACCACCACGCTTTTTCTTTCCTTCAGATCTAATACCTTCCAACAACTCATCTAGTCCAGCGGGACCTTCATCACCCTCTGAACGTATGCTTGCTAGTAGATCGTCTAAATCGTCAGGACCCATTTTGTTGCTGCTTTAGTTTTTCTTCTTCTAAATGATTCTTCAACATAGCAACGTAAATATCACGCTCCCACGGCATCATATTTTCAATCTCTGTTAATGAATATTTATGGTACTGCATTAACGAAAAATTGAGAGTGTAGAAGTTCTCAAGGTCCATGTGGACCAGGGCTATCCGAAAAAACTAGCAAGTCCTTCCAGTACAACGGTACTCTCTACACCAGTCACTGGGTTTTTCACAGTAATATCGTGAGATAGTTTAGGCATCGTCTCAAAGAACTTTTCAACCTGCTTGAACTGCTTAGAGTTCATTTGCTCCAAGAAGTCATTCATTTCTTTCTTGGTTACATCAGCAGTAGACCAGACTTCTTCTTCATTGTAAATCTTATCAACACAAGAAGAAATCAGTTCAAAAGACTGCTCCATTGAGTTCTCTTCACTGAAATCAAAGTTACTCTTGATAAACTGTTCCAGAGATGGATACTTCATCTCCATAATCAATGAGTTATCAAGTTGAATCTTATTGGTGTGCTCTTTGCTCTTTTGAACTTTAATATCATCAATATTCAACATAATAGGGACTGTAGTTTGTTCGTCATCAGGACAGATAACGTTTACTTCAATCTCTTCTCCAACAGACTTACCACGAATGTTGAGGAACAAATATTCAATATCAAATGTAGGGAGAGTTTCAACCTTGACACCTCTGGTCTGAATACAGTTTTTGATAACTGCTTTCATTGCAGTGGTGATCTCTTTTGAGTCTTCACTTTCTAGTGCTAAAACCAGAAGTTTCTCCTCTCTTACAAGAAATGGTCGGTATTGTACTTTCTTTCCAGTTGATGGCAAATTCAACTCATAAGTTGGTGTCGAAATCTTTGGTAATGGCATAATAACCTATAGAGTATTTCAGTGTGATTATTTATTGTCCCGTTTGTCCAGGATTAAAGGGAATGGTTTCAAGTCGTATGGGTTGTGGTTCTTGTTTTGTTACTACTGACTTACGTGGGTCAATAATATAACGAGAATAAGTAAAGTTTACCGTACATTTTAACAATTCAGATGCATCATATCTAACAGGCATTGTTACTACACTGATTGGGAATGCCTTGAAAAACTTATATTCTAAAGCAACACCCGTGTCTTCATAGTCTCTTTCAAACTTTGTGATGTATAGTCCACCACCATATTCCATATCAGTAGTATATTGTTCTGGATATCTTACTCGATAAAAATAGTTCTTATCTTCTATACCAGGAGTTGTTGAAAACTGTTCTCCAGCAATGTAAGACATCCAGTTTTCAAAGTATTTGATTATAGTATAGTCATGATCAACCATAAACGTAAAACTAGCACGTTCATCGTATTCTCTACGATACGCATGTCTCTCAGTAACTCCTGTAAAATCATTATTAATTGTGTGAGTCATAAGAGATGAACCAGGAAGTGCAGCCTCAGAACAAGATAACTCAATAAGTTCTTGATTATCTCTACTATAAGGCGTTCCTTTTTCTGCGGTCCATCTCTCTACTGGACCTGGCGGTGCAAACTTGCACATATAGTTGGATGTAAGGGCAGGTCTTAACAACCTACTTTTAATATCACTTAGAGTTCTTTTTCGTTTGTCTGGACCACCAGAAGAATTAGTGGGTCTATCTGCCATCTATAAATACTATTTGATCCGATATATTATGTATAATGGCAGGAACGATAAAAAGTCGTTATAAACCCGAATATCCAAGAAAATACAAAGGTGACCCCAATAATATCATATGTCGTAGTTCCTGGGAAAGACGTTTTTGTCGTTGGTGTGACCTAAATGAGAATATTTTAGAGTGGGGCAGTGAAGAGTTTTGTATTCCATATCGTTCTCCTGTTGACAGAAGAGTTCATCGTTACTTTCCAGACTTTATTATCAAAGTAAGAGAGCAGACTGGTGAAATAAAACGTTATGTTATTGAAGTAAAACCAAAGAAACAGACACGACCACCAGTTCAAACAAGTAAGAAAAGAACGAAGACATATATCAACGAAGTAAAAACATATGCTGTAAATGAAGCAAAGTGGAAAGCAGCAGATGAATGGTGTAAGGATAGACTATTAGAGTTCAAAATTATTACAGAAGACCAACTAGGTATCAAGTAATGGCAGAGGGTTTCGGTAAGGACATACAAACTTCTTCTAGTAAAGTGTCTCAACTTAGAAAAGCACTTGCAGTTGAAGGTGCCGAAGATGCTGACCTTATAATGATGAATATTCTACAGATATTCAACGAAACCGACTTGATACCTGATGCTGGTAAGTTTTATACATTCGTCTATCAAGCAAAGACACCAAAGTTGGAATATGATGAACATCCTTTGGTTGCAGTAACCGAAGTGTTTAGATGGGGTTTCACAGGATATAACTATCACTGGCGTAGAATGAGACGATATACTTGGGCAGAAATTGTAGGTTCTCTACACGTTGTAAGAGAAAACGAAGTGCGATACTTAAGTTCTTTACCTTATGGAAAAAAGAGGATA